TGTATCACCTCCGACTTTCTCTGCATTAAAAAACGGCCCGCTTTCGCAGAGCCGTTCTTAATAGTTGCTTTTGCTATAATTTACTGAGATTTTCGCATCAGGACATAGTCTTTTAAGACTTTCTCCCGTAGCGCATCGTTATTACAATGTTTCATCAGCCCTAAGTAGCTCATGATTACATTCTTCGCATAATCGAAAGGCACCTCCCCCGTGCTGTATTTTTCTCTGACAAATTTAAGATGCCTCTTCATCTGCAGAGAAGTCTTTTTCCGTAATTCTATCTTGTGTGGCCATATTCTCCGACCGACAAACTCAACCCCGTCATCGTAGGGCATTATGGCCGTTTTGTCGTTCAGCTGCAGTCCAAAATTGTCTTGCAAGTAAATGTCGAGTTCATAGAGTGCATCCCAGATCTCTCCCTTGCTCGGTGCCATTAAAATCATATCGTCCATGTAGCGGATGTAGTACGGGATTTTTAATTCTCGTTTTACAAAATGGTCCACTGGAGTTAGCACAACATTGCCCGTGATTTGAGATATCAAAGAGCCGGTCTGCATTCCGATTCCGGATATTCGCTCGGCTTCGAAAACATCCACCACATCCAAAGGCAGGCCCATCGGCCGACCGTCAGCCAAGACGGCTGTTTTCAAAAACCACATCATGTCCGGGTCGTCAATCGGCCTTCCTAATTCTCTAAGCTGTACTTCAAGGGGAATACGATAAAAGAACTTCGCTATGTCGGCTTTGCCGACATACCACTTTTCCGGCTTGTTCTGTACGAGCCGCATCCAGTATTGAAGTTGCTGAGCCGCTTTAAGCGGACCTCGACCCTCTATGCTTCCGTAACTGTGTTCATAGAAAGACTTAGTATATATCGGCCATAAAACATTTCTCGCAGCGCAATTTACGACACGGTCTGCAAAAGGCAGAGCCATGATAATACGCTTTTTGGGATAGTATTCATAAAACTCGTGAATATCTTTTATTTCGTATGTTTTCCACTGTAAGTGATTGATTGAATTTATAAGATTTTCTTCGAGGTTGGCACTATAGGCAAGCACTTCTTTCTTGTACCGCTTATTGCGGCGAGCAAGAGTATATCCGCCATACATATTCTCAAAGTCTGTAAACTTCTCGAATAGATTTTTGTGCTTTTCCATAGTGCCTCCCAGGAATGCCATGCTTTACGACCATGCTGAGCAAGGCGGCATACACGGCTGAGTGTTTTTCGCCCAAGATTACTTAAACGAGTGAACAGACCCCTTTATCTCACCTCTGTGCTGAAAGCAAACCCTTGAGTCTGCAATATCTGACTTGGAGGCAAAGCGGAACGGAAGCCCACATTGATGTTCGAGTTCGACCGAGCGTTGTTGCAGTTGAAGGTGGAGAACCCGTTAGCGGTGTTGTTGAAGTTGCCACCGCAGTAGAAAGCCCGCAATGGCCTGTTCCCTATGTCAAGCGGATGGCCGGTTGACGGATTTCAGCCATCCACCCAGCATCTTGCCGATTTCTACTACCTTGCCGGACCATATCTCATATTTTTTTATCGGCAGGAATCCGAGGTTATATGAAAGCCTTAAATATGCTTTCATCTTCGCAATCTCGATGTCGAGATCTTGTAAGGTAGTTTTCTTGTAGTATTTTTTCTGTGCTTCGATAGTCCGCTCAAGCATGGTGTCCATGCTTCTTTTTATATCCACTACCAAAGCAAATTTTTCAGACTTTGGATATTGAGCGAGTGCGCCGTATCCATACTCAATCATGTCAAAGATTTTCTGTAAGATTTTTAGTTCTTCGCTCATAATACCCTCGATTCGTTGAACTTATGTTACACGAATCCGTCAGTATGTACGCCGTTTTGTTAGGAAATAACGAAATCCGTTATTTTCAAAAAAATTTTTTTATAAGCCCCTGCTATCGCAGGGGCTACAGAACACAGAGAGTCAGATTACAGTTCGACAAAAGCGGAACGGAAGCCCACACTGATGTACGAGTGCGACCGAGCGTAGTTGCAGTAGAAGGTGGAGAACCCGCTAGCGGTGTTGTTGAAGTAGCCACCGCAGTAGAAAGCCCGCTCTGCTTCCGCATTATTGAAATATACACGGTAATTTTTGCCCAAATCATCGACGCTTCTGGGTAACAATCCAAGGGATTTCAAGAGTAACTTAGCATCGTCTCCTATGGTACTATCAGCCTCGATTACTCCGAAGTTGCAGTAATGTGTGCCTGGAGCCGGGTCGGTTATTGTCGTTGAATATGTAAGTTTGTTGCTAATAAAATCCATTTTTATACTTCCGGGAGTTGTGCCGCTGCCGTTCGGCTCTATAAACGAGCCGTCTTCTGCCTTGATTGCCTTCCACTCTAAGCTGGTTGCGGTCTGCGGGTGCAGGTTGTCTGCCCCGTTGTTGTTTGGCAGAACTTGCAGCTCGCCATAGACAAGACGGATTCCTCCGCTCCAGTCAAGAACATCACCGCCGAGGCCGTCAATTCCGGCTGGCGAATTATCATGGAACCACGACAGAGGGCCTGTTCCGGATAATGTCCTTTGTGTCTTGCCTTCACCGTCTTTGACAGCCGGTATCGCCTTATAGTTGCTCTCTGAGCTATGCTTTCCGTAGTTGTTATTGCCTTTTGGAATAAATCCGTTATTCTCACACCAATTTATGAGCAGGCCTCTTTCCATCTGTGTCATAAGATGCCAGCCCGGACCCTTTGCTGCGCATGCAGCGATAGCTTGGTCAAAGGTTACGCTATGCCGGCAGTCTTGCCCCGGAAGCGAATAAGCCCTCCCATCTTTCGTTATATTATGGTACTTGGAAATCCATATCGCATCTACCTCCTGACCGTTTACAATGAATGCCGGGTGGACTGCATCCGAAGCGCCCATGCCAAGCTGTGCGTATGTCTGCTTCGGAATCCTTACCATTATGCTGGGCTTGCCCTTATCATCGTATAAGATCTCATTGCCGGGACATGCGGCCGCTATCGCCAAATTGGATAAATCAAAATTTGCCATTATTCGTTTCCTCCTATTCTATCGACCAAAGAGTCAAGGTTACCGTCGCCATGTCAAGCGGGATGGGTGTTGCCGGATCTTCTTCGCTTTCGGGCAGTTCGTATTGTCTTTCTGGAATATCTATCTGCGCCACATAAGCTCTGCCCGCTGCGGCTCCTATTACAAGAGCGTTATCCTCGTCAAAGCACACATCGATATGCACCGGCCAGTCTTGCTCTCTGCTTGCAAGGTTTATAGTCAAATCGTCATTGAATGTTACCTTTGTCGTTTTGACTGTGTACGGAATTTTCGCACCTTCGTTTTTTTCAATTACTATCATCTCAGTAACCCTCCTAATACTGTATATTTGATTTTTGCCGATTCTCCGCTGCCGGTAAAAGCTATCTTAAAGCCATTCACAAGCTTATCGCTTATCTCAATTTCCCCCACATTTCCGACAGCGCTATCAACCTCCGTTAAGATGAGATAGTCCTTGCTGCCGAACTCTTTTGTGAGATTGATAGTCTGGATACTGTTATTAAAGGGGAATATCTCGCTGTTCGTTAGATCTACCGAGCCTCTTTCAATCTCCCATGCATTCTGCCTGGTAAAGTTCAGCAGTGCTGCGAGTGCTACATGCGCATCGACAATGCCGTTTTCCATGTTGTTAAAGTGCTGCTGGTCTTGCGGAGTTCCCTGCTGCATAACTTCTCCGGCACGCTTTATCGTATATGTACCGTCTCCATTGTCAGTAATGGTGAATAAATCCGACGGAAAAGTAACATGATCTAACCAATTTGTAAAATTATACATTCTGCTATACACCTCCCTCTATAACCGCAAAATCAAACCAATAAAGGACTCCGGTTTGGCCCGTCTCTATCGTGATGTTTACATCCTGATGCACCCATCGCTCGTTATTGTTGTTAAAAAGCTCCACTCTGTTAATTGTGACTTGCCCGCTTGGAATGATTGATAGCTTTGCTCTGACGGTACCGTTAGGCAAAATTTCGACATCGTTAATCGTCGCCGGATAGTCTGTGCTTCCGACTCGATATTGAGCCCTCGCTATTTTTTGTTTGATAAAATTTCGTAAATCCGTAAAAGCTGCCGGGTCTAGCATTCATATCACCTTCCTTTTCTACATTAGACTGCCTGGGGCAGTGCCGCACATCGGTGCATCGTATGCAAATCCGCTACCTTTGGCCCCAATTTCTATGCCGCTTCCTTGTATTCCGCCCTGCGTAGCTGTCACTGGGAAAGTTCCGCAAAGCCTTGCACTGTAAGTGGCGTAGTGGCCACTTACTCCGACGGCAATTTCTACACGGCTCCTATAAATTAGTCCGCTATCCTGCAGGTGAGATCTGCGAGATTTGAAAATGTTAATTATTCGCACTACTTCGTTGTGTGATATATCTACCTGCTGATCTGTCACATCGAGTAGCACACGAAAATAATATGGATCTCCACCATAGTTGAACCACTCTTCTAATTCCGTGCCCGGATAAAGATTATTCAAAGCTTTTTCCATAGCTCCGACTGTGCCGAGCGTCCTGTGTATCCGGAAGCTACTTTTTATTTGTGACCGCTTTACGCTTACGCTGTGATTGTAGTTATACCAATCGACTTTAAGGTCATAAGCCAGTATGTCCAAGAGATCTTCGGGCAACTTATCTATTTGCGGATAAATGCGGATTCTGTCTATTTCTTCCAGTCTTTTAATTAACAGTTTCGCAGTTATGGTGGCAAGTGCCAGCATTCTTTTGTCTTTTTTCAAAACTTCCGGATAGGTACTCAGTAGGTTTTCCAATGTGATTCCATGTTTACTCATCCTCATATCCCCCACTCGTTATTGTCACAGTTCCAATGGTCGCTAGCTGCGGTACCGTGTTATCGCTACCGTCCCTTAGAGTCGTGAAATCCGGAGAGACGAGCTCAATTCTTTTTACTCCTGCGGCTTTTACGAGCTGTCTTAGCTCATCAGGATTGATGTCTCTTCCAAGCTTTGCGCTTTGCCACGAGGTATATTCATTAACGGCTTCTAATACTGCTTCTTCGATTTCGGACGCACTCTGCGTTGCAGATCTAGAGATGTAGTAAGTAAACTCTATGTTATACGAAAGTGTTTCCGCATCCCCAACAACCACATAATCTGTGAGCGGGCGAATAAACTTGCGATTACATGCGGCTAAAACTGCATTTTTAATTTCCGTCCCAGCTATCGTTCCATCGTCCATAAGAACAAAAATGTTAACTTGCCCCGGACTTAAAGAATTGACGACCACATCCGCTATTTGAGTGGATACTCGTTTCGCATAGTATCTATATGCGTCTTCGGCTCCTGCCGTACTATATGAGCCTTTGCTTGCTCTTAGAAGTTCGTAGTATTCTGCATCCGTGGCCGTATTGGCTCCATAGTCGCTTTCGGTAATGTTTTCGCAATGGTCATAGTAAGGAAAAATGTCGATTAAACTGCAAATTTGCCC